ATGGAACAATGATTTAGGCGGGGAGCCTGAAACGCCGACTTATCGAGGCCCCGCCGTATGAGCAAGCCGCTTTGCATAGATTTGTTCTGTGGGGTCGGCGGCGCCACGGAGGGCGCGATTCTGGAGGGTTATAACTGCGTTGGGTTCGATATTGAGCGTCACGTCTACGGCGAACACCGATACCCAGCGCAACTTGTCATTCAGGATTGTCTTACGCTTCACGGGTCGCAGTTTAAAGATGCCGCATTTATTTGGGCGTCGCCGCCATGTCAGGAATACAGCTACATGGCGATGCCTTGGTCTCTCGCGAAAGCCAAAGCTGCAGCAATCCGCGCGGATACGACTGGCGCGGAGATGGAGCGGCTTAACCGACTATTCAACGCATGTTTCCGTATCCAGCGCGAGGCATGCGAGGCTGCAGGTCGCCATGTCCCGATGGTGGTGGAAAACGTCAGAGGTGCGCAGCCATGGGTTGGGCGCGCGCGGTGGGGGTATGGCTCATTTATGCTCTGGGGCGACGTGCCGGCGTTGATGCCGATCGTGAGAAAGGCCGCTAAAATGCCGAGCCACTCCATGAACAAGGGGGCACCGAAGTGGAATTGCCACCATTCGGATTCCGTTGATAGGGCGGGGATTGGGATGGTGCGATGGACCAATCCAGATGAGGGTGGCGTCAAACAAGGCGGGGATTGGTTTAGCACGCCAGGTTCCATCTCCAGAACCACGGGAGGCCATAGCTCGGCCCGCAAAATGGCCAGTGCCATGATTGCAAAAATACCGCTCCCGCTTTCACGGCACGTTGCCAGAACTTATTTACCGAAATAATCCACCAATGTAAAAATACCAGTTGACACAGACGCCAGCCCGTGTAGATTGATGGCATCAGAACGGGAGACGGAAATGACCACCAACGTCCGCAACCAAGGAATTGCCCATCTCGCCTTCCGCGCTGGCGGCGCTCCTTTTTGCAAATCGCGCCGCGCTCACATCGTTTGCGCCATCGAAGATGCCGAGAAATGGCCCGTGATCTGCAAGCGATGCAAGATGAAGGCTGCGACGATGCACGAGCGGTCATTGCGAGCGGCGGCGAACTTCGCAATGGAAGGCAGGTGAGCCATGGCAAAGCGCACCAAATACACGGTTTACAATATCGGCGGGGAAACGGCTAGGTTTTCATCTTTGCGACACGCACTCTTGTTCGCGGTTATGCTTTCTGACCGAATGCCGGGGCACCTGATTGAGGTTGGCGCGAAAGATGGTCTAGCCGGCCAATATCAGGGCGGTAAGCCGACGCCGGAATTCGTTCAACACCACATTTCTGGGGTATTCCAATGAACACCGCAATCATCGGCACCACGGAAGCCATTTGCGCCGCGCTATTCCCGCAGCAGCATGACCGGCACGCTCAGGATTGGCGCTGGCATATGAAAATGGTCAACGTCAACCCGAACTATCTAGCGGATATTGCAGCGCGGCAGGCGGCCAAGCTGGCGGCTGGGATTGGACCGGAGGGAATGTGCCGTGCATAAATTCCCGTCCCAATCACAAATCGATACCGCCATTATGTGGCTAGAATCGAATGAGGGCGAGGGAGATGAACGCGGGGCGTGCGAAGCTGTAGCCCTATGGTTAGGCCAAGAATATATGAACCGATATCTGCGCTCTGAGGCCCGCAAAGCAGGCGTTCCAGTCACGGACGTGCGAGAAAGATTGAACCGATGACCACCCGCCCCATCGTCACCAAATATGATGCCAGATGCCTGCCTTTTCCATGGCAAGCGACATTCGGAGAATATGACATCGGTGATCCGATTGGCATTGGGGAGACTGAGGAAGCCGCGATATCGGATTTGATGGCCGAACAGGAGTTGGACGCATGAAAACTCTCGCATTCGATCAGCGCGATTGCCCCAAGTGCGGCTGCATCGCTACCGCTGACTTCGTTGATAACGGCGTCGGTATGCAACAGAGCGGCCCTTTCGGCTGCGAATTTTGTGGATGGTCTGAGGAAAATCCAGGCAATCTTTTCGAGATGTCTGACGAGATTGAATTATGACCCGTGCCTCCATAGAAATGACCATCGCCAGCAAGACCTACGAGGCCGAGCTTCGCAACGCCGGCATGCTTGGCCATGACGGAATGGACCGTGCCGTATTGGCGTTCGGAGCGTTCTGCGGGGTGCTATCGCTGGCGTGCGAACCAGAGCGGGATGCCGTCTGGCCTCGGACTGATACGACCGTGACCGGAAGGCGCGCATAACTGATTTCTCAACCAGACTGCAAGCGCGAAAGGAAAATGAAATGGGGGCTTTGTTAAAGGAGCGGGCGCGTAAGCCGATCATCTCGCCTGACATCGGAATCGTTCTGCCCACGCTCAAGCAAATGGACGGCGTTACCTATTACGTCGTGGAAATCAGAGAGCCGTGGCGCGAAGGCGGCTATCAGATTTTCCAGACGCTGCTGACCGAAAAGGAAATGCTCAATACGGCCGGCGAGTGGCTTTCAACGCTTGCACGAGCCCGCCGATGACCGCGCCTCGTACCCAGTCCCAGGCAGTCTGTGAAACTGCGCCAGAACTGCTGCCGTGCCCGTTTTGCGGACCGGGTCAAAGCATGGTCGATCCGTGGTTTGACGACGTGTCGAAGCGCTGGGCCATTGGCTGTGGACGCTGCGGCGCATCGTCCGGCCGGTCAATTCACGCTGAGGGATCAAAAGAAGCAGCGATCAAATCATGGAACACCCGCGCGCCACACTCCCAGTCCGACGCCAGAACCGACGACGCGGTTATTTTCATCTGCGACGAGGCAGCCTGCAAGCTGGACGCCCGGTTCTATGAGACATTTGATATGGACGAACGATGGGCCATCATCCGCGCCGTTCTGAAAGCCGCCCCGCCCACTGCCACAACCGCCAGTGAGCCGGTGGCATGGGAAATCACATGGGGCGATGGTGACATTACTACTTGGCGAGGGAAAGAACGTCCACTCATGTCACCAAACGAAAGGCCCCTCTACGCCGCCCCGCCCGACAACATGAGGGTACGGGAGGCTGATCAAGACCAGCGAATGCTGGATGACATGAAGCTGGCGCACAATGTCAGGCAATCCGCAATTGAAGAGTGCGCGAAAATCGCCGACGCCCACAAAGGCAGTTACGCGAAAAAACCTTACTACCAAAGAACATTACGATCCGCCTGTAGCGAGGCTTTGGCATCCATTAGAGATGAAGAGCGCGGCGAGGACATTGCGTCTGAGATGATCGCGAAGTCGATCCGCGCCCTCTCAGCCCAGCAAGGTACATCCACGGTGGCGGCGGCGGAGGGCGAGGGCAAATGAGTAACTGGATGGAATGCGACGACGTCCGCAAGCAGGTCGTCATGCAAAGCTTGCAGTCTCGCAGCGCCGATCTTCGAAGATCGGCCGGACAATGCCGCAAGGCATATGTCAAAGACTACATGAGCATTCCGATGAATTGGCTGGCGGACGCTTACGATGAAGCCGCATCTGTTCTAGATGCGAAATTGGCAGAGGCGGCGGTCCCCTCCACTCAGCGCGAGGGCGGCAAATGAAACTCAAGACAATTGCAGAAATCCTAGCCATTCCGGCGGCCATTGCTTTAGGTGTATTGGCCCTCCTGGAATTGGCTGGTTTCTTCGCATGGTATTATGGGCCATGGGATTTCAGATTATTCGGATAAATCCAAGATAAAGGAGTAAATACGATGCAGGATATTCTGACTGAGGCGGAAGCGAAGGCGCGGGCATGTCCTTTCCGGTTTCGCAAGGATATTCCCATGGTGGTTCCTCGCGCTGACGGCAATTTGCAAGAAATCCCAATGTTGCCGTGCATCGCCTCTGACTGCATGGCTTGGCGCCTAGCCCACAAGGATGCTGCGGACGGAGCCGAAAGGGGATATTGTGGGGCGTTCGGGCAACCAAAATTCACGTGACAAATGACCAAACCAAAGCCCAAGTCCCAACTCCAAAAACGAGGCCGCAAGTCAGCCTATAGGCCGGAATATTCTGGCCTTGCCGAGCAATACTGCAAAGGCGGCATGACCGATCTAGAAGTCGCTGACATGTTTGGTGTTTCTGGTGTTACCGTATGGGCTTGGAAGACCCGGTTTCCTGAATTTCTTAGAGCCTTCCAAAGTGGAAAGGCGGTTGCTGACGATCGCGTGGAGCGCAGCTTGTTCCATCGGGCAGTCGGATACTCATTCGAAGCTGAGGAAGTCTTTCAATATCAAGGGAAAATCGTCCGCGCGAAGGTGCGAAAGCATGTGCCTCCGGACACGGCTTCGATGATCTTTTGGCTGAAAAACCGGCGGAAAGATCAGTGGCGGGACGTGCAGAGGCATGAGCACGGTGGACCTGGGGCGTTCTCTGATTTGACCGATGAGGAGCTTGCGCGGGATATGTTGCGGGTTTCACAGCAGCTTATTGAGGGCGGCAAGGTCATCGACCACGACGAGGGAGACCAAGAATGACGAGCAGTTACATAGCCATCGTGCTCATAGTGGCAATCTGTACCCTCTTTTATGGTTGGCAGCACTATGTGGATCATAGGTGGCCAGCCCGCGACCACGACGAGGGGGATGGGAGTTAAACTTATTGATTAGTTTAACAGATCGCGTTAAACTAATCCCATGGACGCAAATAAGTGCAGAACCTGCGGTGATCGACATTGGGGGCCAATATGTCCAGCAAACAAGTCATCCTTGTCTGCAAGGCGTGCGGAGAAGAAACCCGCGTCTGTGGCGATCCCGGCAGCTACACTCCAGTCTCCCTCCAGTGCTCAACCTGCGGCAAAGAGGGAGTTGGCCGATTTATCCCCCAAGCCCAAATTGAGAGCGCCCAAAGGCTCATTCAACCGCTCTGAGTACATGAAAGAATACATGCGCAAGCGCCGCCAAGCCGAAAAGCGTGAGGCAGGGAAATGACATCTTTCATCCCCACAGTAGCGGGCATGCAATGACGGCTATCAGTGCCATTCTAGGAGCAATATGCTTGACAATATTTGGTTGGATTATTTTTGTTGCGTTCCAAATTCTCATCAAGAAATCGGTTCAACCTTCTAAGATGGAACGGGAGCTTGCTGCACTGATTCTACTCGCCCGCGACGGGAGGGAATGATGCGCTGGCTCTATCGTCTCATGAACGAGCGTTACGTATCTCGGCTGTTTCTCCAGCGTGAGTTCGAAACGGCCTTTGGTGCTGATACGATGCAGCGCGGGCGCAAGCGGAGGGCGTTCTGATGACGGTCACTGTTCTGCCGGCAGCTTTGGCGGCTTGTCTTGCGTTCAATGTCGATCCCTGCACGTCAATCACCGCTTTGAAGCCTTCCTTTCCCGACCCGAGGGAACTCACATTCTGCCGAGATCAATCGGATGACCCGTGCTCGTTTAGCGGCGTGCGTCCCGGTCCGCAGTGCCTTGCCATTTTTCGCATAGTGGTCGAGCCTGGCGATCCGTATACCGCCGCTGGCTCGTACACATGGTGGCGATGTCCCAACGACGCGGTGCCCACATCATGATTGAGACGTTTCATGGATATCAGATTGATCTTTCCGAAGGTCGCCATGTCTTTGTGGCGTCGCAAGATGACTGCTTCTACATTCGTTTTCGTAATGCGGATGGCGACGAAACTCGCATGAAGCTTTCGAAGGAGGCCGGTGACGCGCTTCGATATCTCTTGGCGCCCGCGAAGGAGTCGCCAGAGATCGTCACTAAATGGCTGATGTATATGGTCGAAGCAAAGAAATCAGAACCGGCCACATTCGAGTGGCAAGCCGTCAAGATGGACGACGCCGTATTTCCAGAAAAGTAACCCCAATGATCGCTTATAGCGAAGGAAAGAACATGCACAACATCATGATTAAGCCGTGGCAGTTGGCCTTCTGTGGTCTTGTCGTTTGGAGCGCGCTGGCGGTCTCGGGAGTGCAGGGCGAACCCACGTCGCCATTTATCCTCAGCCAGCCGGGGTCTTATATCATCCGCGACCCGGTGCCACCGGCACCGTTCGTATTTGAACTCAACAACGGCACCAAGAGCGCAACGATCGACTTTGGTGGCGATCAGGTCAAATACAGCGGCGACTTGCCCGTGGATGAATCCGCTCGGATATTCTTCGAAACCATCATGCAGCGGATGAAGAAATGCCCATGACGAGATTTATCGCAGTGGTCTTTGCCGGTATGATGGTGTCTGCCGTGGTGGCAGTCTCTGGAGCATCTTGTGCTGATTTGAAACAAGGTGAGGCTTGCCCGCCCGATAAGCCGATTGAACGATTTCTCCAGGAAATATGGTCGGTTCCTCCCAAACCAGGATGTAACAAGAGGCTGGTGTGCTCTGCAGGTTCGCTCGCATGCAAATACGTGAAGGCGGAATGTGAACCCGCATGGGAATCACATACCATCGCGATTTGTCTATCGCAGGATGAACTTGAGAGGGCAAAAAGATGAAGCCCACATTGCAAGATGTCATCGACGGCAAGGCGGACGCGGACGAAGCGATATCAATCGTTTCCGAGTTCAACCTAGAGCAGATCAAAAAGCACGGGTTGGATGTTGCGCACTTCGATGGCATGGCGTTCTGGTGGCAGCGTGAGAGCGATGAGGAAGCCAAATGAATTCCTGCAAAGCCTTTCTCGTTGGTGCCGCCACTGGGGCAGTCGTAATGACATTATTGTGGCCGCAGGTTGTTGGGATGGCGGCTCACAACATATGGAACGACATTCGCACCGGCTGGCAATCTGTGCAGGACAAATGAACGCCGCCGACCCAGAGGGGTGAACTTGTGACGAAGGATACAAATACTTCAAATAGGTTTTTTAGGATTGATTTTGGGCCTGACGGCGAGCTGATGCTGGTGTGTATTGAGAGTTGTGACTTAGAGGAATTCATTTCCAAGTTTACCAAGGCTAATGTGGATTTCGAAGAAGTTTCAGAGCCGGAATGGTGGCAGGGGCGTAATCATTGAACACCGCCGACCCAGAACTCCGCACCCGCGCCATTGATCTACGCCGCGAGTTTGACCGGCGCCGGCTGAGGGCATCGTTCCTGGGGCCGGGCGGGCTTCTCCGGTTCGTCAAGCACTTCTGGCATGTGCTGGAGCCTCAGACCGTATTCGTCGATGGGTGGCCCGTGCACGCGACCTGTGACCACCTGCAGGCCGTCACGGACGGTCGGATTACCAAGCTGCTTGTTAACGTCCCCCCCGGATTCATGAAGTCGCTTCAAGTCGACGTGTTCTGGCCGGCGTGGGAATGGGGACCGTGCGGGCTATCACATATCAGGTATGTGGCGTTTTCCTATTCGGCTGACATCACTGAGCGGGACAACGACAAGTTCGGTGTGTTGATTACGTCGCCAGAGTATCAGGAGCTATACGGTTCCACCGTCAAGGTTGCCAAGCTTGGAATGAAGATAGTTTCAAACTCCAATACGGGGTTTAAGCGAGCTTCATCCGTTAGCGGCCTCGGCACTGGTGAGCGCGGAGATAGGATCATCTTGGACGACCCTCACAACATCAAGGAAGGCGATTCGGAGGTAATCAGAACCGAGACCGTGCGGTGGTTTCGGGAATCCATGCAGAACCGCCTGAACAAAATGAGTACGGGCGCAATCATCGTGATTATGCAGCGGGTTCACGGGGACGATGTTTCTGGCGCAATTTTGTCTGTTGGGATGGACTATGAGCATCTAATGATTCCGATGGAATATGATTACGATCGGCAGACGGACGATAACGGTGACCCAATCAGGACATGCATCGGCTGGTACGACCCGAGATATGACGAAGGGGATGCAGATCAAATAAACGGCATGTCGGCATGGCCAGATAGGTTTTCTGAGGATGACCTTGAGAAGATCAAGAGGGACATGGGGCCGTATGCATGGGCCGGCCAATACCAGCAATCCCCATCCCCTCGGGGCGGCGGCATCTTCAAGCGGGAATGGTGGCAGTTATGGGAGAGCGCGGACGGCAAGTTTCCCGTATTCGATTACGTGATGGCGTCGCTGGATTCGGCGTTTACGGAACAGGAGCGGAATGACCCGAGCGCGCTGACGATTTGGGGGATATTCCAGAATGCAGAGGGGCTTAACCGGGCGATGCTGGTCCATGCTTGGCGCAAGCATCTGGAATTTTCCGGGCCTCGGTCTCCGATGCTGCCGAACGAGAGCAAGGGCCAATGGGTTGTCCGGACGCAAGGCAAATGGGGCCTGATGGAGTGGACGAAATACACCTGCGAGCGGTTCAAGGTGGACAATCTGCTGATTGAAGCCAAGGCGTCCGGAATGAGTGCTGCACAGGAGTTGCAGAACCGCTATGGTAGGCTGGACTTTGGGGTGCAGCTTTGCCCCGTGAAGGGATCGAAGGAGGCTAGGGCCTATGCGGCCCAGCCGACGTTCTCTCAGTTATTGGTGTTCGCGCCGGCACGGGATTGGGCGGAAGATGTCATCTCTGAAATGGAATCGTTTCCCAAGCACAAGTACGACGATTTGTGCTTTGCGGCAGGTACAATGATTGCCACTTCTCGGGGTAATATTCCGATTGAACAGATTGCTTATGGTGATTTGGTGGTAACGCCATTTGGTTTACGACAAGTGTTAGCTGCTGGCACAACTGGATGGCGAGAAGTGATTCGACGCCATGGACTGACGGCAACGGCTAATCATCCAATCTTTACGTTTGACAGAGGCTTCGTAAGAATTGATAGTACTACGCAGGCAAGTCATCTTTCGAGGTTGTCCCTGTGCGGTATGATGAAAGCAATGCGCCGGATACGATTGAATTCAATGGCGTCATTTTCAAGAGAATGGGAGGAAGTCGACGATATTACCTTTCTCCAAAGATTAGAGAGGATAGGCCGCAAGCTATTGGATTGCATGTCGCCATTTGGGAACACCAAAATGGAAGACGTGTTCCATCAGGCCATGAAGTTCATCATCGAGACCATGACACCTTCAATTTCGATCCTGACAACTTGGAGTGTTTACCGCGCAGCGTGCATCGGGCAATGCCTAAAAAGAATGGCATTGAGCGCAAGAAACAAATTCTTGCAGAAATTAGACCTATGGCGGCAGCTTGGCATGGATCAAAAGAGGGGCTGGAATGGCACCGAATGCACGCCAGAGAGAGCATCAGAAAGCCTGGGGTTGTCTACGACCTACATCCGATTTGTGGGGCAGGCGCCTGCATTATTTGCGGGGTGGAGTTTATTAAACGGAGCCATCGTCGAATATTCTGCTCCAGCGTGTGCCAGAGCATTGACGCCAACATCAAAAAGAAAGAGCGACGCCGCGTTGCCCGTCTACAATCTGACGGTGGATGAAGTTAACTGCTACTATGCAAACGGTATTCTTGTTCACAACTGCGATAGCTCAACGCAGGCAATCAAGTACATGCGGGACGCTGGCCTATTGAATACCGAGGAGGAGCATCACGCGATGGAACGGGAAGAGGCTGCGGAATGGCTGCGGCGGCATAAAAAAGGCAGTGTAGCGAGTGGGTATTTTGAATGATGATTGATCATCGCTAGCTGACATGAATAGGCCGTTTCCGTTGGCGCGCGGCCTATGTGGTTTAAGCGCCGACATATTCGGAGATAGAACCCGATGACTGATTGCAAGCAACAAGTCGAAGCCATGATCAAGAAGGCATCCGAGGCCGAGAAAGCGGACGATGCCATGAAGTTTTCGCAGGCCGCCTTGAATGCGGCGAACGCGATGTGTTCCCTCAAAACGACCAATAATTTGACCGCGAAGTAAACGAGACGACGGGGCGCAAATGCCCCGTCACTTTCGCGATCTGAGCACTAACCAAAGGAACCCCCATGACCGGACCCAAGCTAATCACTCCGCATGCCCCTCTATCAGAGGATCAAATCGCGATCGTGGACATGATCAAGGAACTGCTGGCGCTGGCGCTGGAGGGCCAGGTTACGACCGTTGGGATTGTCGGCTGCCGCGCTGAGGGGTTTTTCTCGGCGATGCGAGGGCGGCAGGCGGCTGACCTCAATCTGGCCTGCGATGAATTGAAGGGCCGCATTCTGAAAGAGGTATTGGCGGGCACGGCAGAGAAGAACTCGCGTCGGTCACCGATAATGAGGAATTGAGCCATGTTTCATGTTGGGCAGAAAGTTTGCTGCGTTAACGAGCCGTGCGCTTCGCAGAAGGCAAAGTGGCCCGGCAGCAATTGGCCGGCGAAAGGCGCCGTCTACAAGATACGCGCCATCAATGTTTGGCCCGCCCAAACTCTGTTGCGGCTTGAGGAAGTGGATAACCGGCACTTTGAAGGCGTTCTTTCTGCGATTGAGCCGGGCTTTCCATCGGAGCATTTCCGTCCCATCGTAGAACGCAAAACAGACATCTCCATCTTCACTGCGATGCTGACGCCACAGAATGCGCCGGGCATTGAGACGGTCAGCACCGCCCGGACAGCATGGGTTGGCATACCAACCCTGACCGTCTCACTAGATTGAGAAATTGAGCATGAACAAACCTCGCGTCCGTGTTAAGGCCCCGTCTCGCATATGTGGCTGTGGCGTTCCAGATGACGCACAGCCCGGAGATTTGGTCGTAGGCAACCGAGGTGCAGCGGCGCGCGTTGTTCAACCGTCAAGTCAGTTTGGCGGGCTGTCGGCTTGTTTGATGTTGGAATACGCAGGCAATTATTGTGATGACATCGTAAAGCCCGCAGATGGTCGCAAGATGTACGATTTTCGTTGATGTAGCCAACGCGCCAGAATTGGGCTAGATAAGGTCCTGCCAGCGCGGGGACCACAAGGCATGCTGAATTGTGTATTCCGTTCAACTCGGAATAGCTGGCCCTTAAAATTAGGGGCACAAGGCTAGATGGCAGGCCAAGAGGGACCATTGCGGGTTGAAGTCGGCGGCGAAGCTGACCAGACCATCATGGTTGACCCTGAGACCGGAACCGTCACCGAGCATCAGCCTGACGGCGGCGTGATTGTCCGCCTCAACGACCATCGGCCCAAGCAAGACGATGGCGAAGACGAGTGGTTCCGCAACCTCGCGGACGAACTTGATTTCCATCAGATATCCGGCCTGACGAATGACTTGATCGAATCTATCAAGGCCGACGATATGTCCCGCGCCGGATGGTTGCAGGATACGTCCGAGGGGCTGAGCCTCGTTGGGCTGAAACTGGAAAAACCATCCTCGGATACGTCGTCCAGTTCGGCTGATGGGCCAGTGATGAGCAAGGTTCGCTCGCCGCTGCTCTTGGATGCGTGCTTGCGCGGATGGGCCAACGCTGAGGCCGAATTGCTGCCGGCGAGTGGTCCGGTCAAGGTCAAGTCCGATGGCCGGGAGACCAAGGGCGAGGACGATCAGGCCGACCGTCTGGAGCGCGCCGTCAATCGCTACCTCACCACCACGGCGACGGAATATTACCCTGAGACCTCACACATGCTTTTGTGGGGGACGTATTTCAGGGGTTCTGGGTTCAAGAAGATTTATCGATGCCCGAGGCGACGCCGGCCGGTATCGGAGAAGGTCGAAGGGCAAGACCTTATTGTCTCGAACACCGCCACGGACCTGAAATCGTGCGGGCGCATCACGCATCAAATAACGATGCGACTGTCGATCTTCAAAATCATGGTTATGCTCAAGGCGTACCGGAAGACGGCGGCGGCACCGCCCAATCCAGAGCCGAATGTGGTGGCGGACAAGATCGCCGGCATTCAGGGCACGCAAACGGTTCCGGAACGTCCCGAGGACAAGCCGTACACGATTTGGGAAAGCCAGTGCGAGCTTGATCTGGACGATTTCATCCCCGCAGGATCGAAGTTCAAGGGCGAGGGCATCCCGCTTCCGTACCTCGTGACGATCGACAAGGATAACGAGGAAATCCTCGCGATCAGAAGGGATTGGGACGAAGACGACAAGCACTGCACCCGCAAGCGGATGTACGTGCGCTATCCCTATGTGCCCGGCCCTGGGTTCTACGGA